CGTGATCGGCGTCGAGCTCAGGCCGTGGCAGGAGCTCGCGCTCGCCCGAGCGCTCGAACACGACGCGACCGGCGAGCTCGTGTGGCGTGTCGTCGTGCTCACGGTGTCGCGGCAGAGCGGTAAATCGGCGCTCGGCCGGGTCGCGTGCGGGTGGCGGCAGGATGCCGGCTGCGACCTGTTCGGCGAGCCGCAACTCGTCCTGAACACGGCGAACAAGTTTGCGACCGCGCTGGAGCTCTGGATGCAGGCGGCATACGTGCTCCAGAGCCGCCCCGGAAACCGCGTCCGATGGGCGCGCGGCAACGAGGAGCTCGCGAATCGGGCGACCGGCTCGCGCTGGATGGTGCAGGCGGCGACGCCGAATCTCGGCGTCGGCCTGTCGGTCTCGATGGCGCTCGTTGACGAGGCCTGGAACGTCGAGCGTGATTGCGTCGAGTCGGCGCTCGTGCCGACGATGCTGGAACGGCGCTCGCCGCAACTGTGGATCGTGTCGACGGCCGGCGACTCGGGCTCCGACCTCCTCGAAACGTACCGCCAGGAGGGCATCCGGGGGCTCGCCGACCCGACGAGCTCGGACGTGCTGCTGCTGGAATGGTCGGCGCCACCCGACGCGGCGATCGACGACCGGGCAGCCTGGCGCGCCGCATCGCCGCATTGGCACGAGCGGCGCGAGCGTTTCATCGCCGGGCAAATGGAAATCCTGCCCGACGCCGTGTTTCGGACGCAGTTTCTCAATCAGGCCGTCGACGCGATCGGCGGGTGGATCACCCGGCCGCAATGGTCGGCCTGCCGCTCGCCGATCGAGCTCGACGCCGGCCCGACCGCCGGCCGGCTCGTCGCCGCCTGCGAGCTCTCACAAGACGGCCGCTTGCACGCGCTCGTGGTCGCGCAACAGGTCGGCGAGCGGGTGGTCGTGCGAGCGTTCGGCGCCGCGTCGATCGATGAGCTCTGGAATCGCGTGTGCGAGCTCCCCCGGTCCGCGCTCCTGCTCATATCTGTCGGGTACAAGGGTCGGGTGCCGCTGGCGCCGTGCGAGAGCCGGCTGGTCGGCGTCAACGAGCTCCGGCTCGCCACCCGGACAACGCTCACGAGCATCCAGGACGGCGTGATCGCCCACGACGGGCACGCCGAGCTCGCGTCGCATGTCTGCTCGGCCGTCGTCGCCTATACCGGCGAGACCGGGCCGATACTCTCGCAACGGCGATCGCCGGCACCGATCACGTATGCCCGGGCGCTCTGTTGGGCCGTGGGAGCGCTCCTGGAGCCCGAGCAACGCGGCCGGCCGATGGTAGCCTCCCGATCGTGACCGGCAAGCGCAAAACGCGCGCCGTGCTGCCGTGGCCTCCCGACGCCGACCCACCCGAACCCGAGCCGACGCTGTGGGAGCCGTGCTCACACTGTCGCGGCACCGGCCGCGAGCTCGCCGTCTGGTGGGAAGAAGGCGAGCCGCGACCGCCGGCCTGTCGCGACTGCGGCGGCAGCGGTGTCAAACCCACCTAGACGCTCGCCGTCCGCCTGGCTCGCAGTCGTGCTCCTGATCGACCTCGCCGTCTGGCTCGTCGCCGGCCTGCTCGTCTGGAAACTCCTTCTCCAGTAAACGAGTAGGGAAGGAAAACCCGCGATCTATTCGGCGCCAGGCCGATTGTCGAGCCCGAAACCCGCGATCCGTTCAGGTTTCGCCGTGCCGCTCCCCTCAAGCGTCAAGGGTTCCATTACGATAATGGGAGAGCGCGTCGGAATCGGCCGACGCGCCACTCCCGGGAGGGAACCTAAATGAAACGGATTCGACTCGTCGCGGCGATCGTCGCGGCCGTGGCCGTCGCGAGCGTGTTCGCGCATGTCGACGCGGCGCAGGCGGCGACCTCGCCGACCGTGATCGGCACGCGCTCGGCGCTCGACGCGCTCGCCGCCCGGTCGGCCGGCACCCGAGCGCGACTCGACCGGCCGACGACGCTCGTGCTCGGCCGGGCGAGCTCGGCGCTGCCGAACGCGACCGTCGCCCGCTCATTCAAGTCTGAACGCGCGTTCGAGGCCGAGCTCGCCGATGGCCGGCTGGCCGGCGTCGGCGCCGTCATCTACGACCCCGAACGGTGGGAGCTCACGCCGGCCGACGAGCAAGCCGACCCGGAAACATGGGAGAGCGCGTTCGCCCGCACGGCACACGCTGCCGGCCTGCGCGCGATCGTCGCTCCCGCCCGGACGCTGGCACCGTCGAAGATCGGCTACCTAAACGCCGGCCTGGCCGGGCAGGCCGGCCGCGCGTTCGCCGCTGCCGGCGTCGCCGGCACACTCTCGATTCAGTCGCAGGCGCTCCAGGCCGACCCGGCCGGGTTCCGAGACTTCATCCGCCAGGCACGAGCGCAGGCTCGCGTCGCCGACCCGGGCATCCGTGTCCTGGCCGGCGTGTCGCAAGGCATGTTCAAGGGTCGGCTCACGCCGGCAGCGCTCGCCGCCGCATTCCACGGCCTGTACGTGGCCGGCTACTGGCTTACCGTCAACCCGCTCGACCCGCAAGCCGTCGCCTGGACGAGCGCCTTTCTCAACGCTAGGGTGGCGCCGTGACCGGCGATAAAGAAAACCCGGACGCGATTTCCGAGCCGCGATCGTGCGAGGCCGACGAGCTCGGCGGCATGATCCGACGCTGCATACGGGCGCTCGTCGAGCGATCCGACGAGGGCGACGCGCTCGCGGCAGAGGAGCTATTCGGGCTGCGGCCGTTTCTCCGCGATCAGGAGCGTGCAGCGGCAGCGGCGATGACACGAGCCGGCTACTCGTGGGCCGAAATCGGCCGCGCGGCCGGCGTGAGCAAACAGGCGGCATATGAGCGATACCACTAACCCGAGACCGGGCGAGCTCGCGCTCGCGGCGCTCGTCCGGCAGACGGCCGGCGTAAACGCCGTCATGTTCGACGCTGCGCGAGGGGGGGAGAGCCTGTTCTACGGCGAGCCGGGATGGCGCGAGCTCGTGCAGATACTCGCGGAAACGCGCGCCGAGCTCGACGAGCTCGCCGCCAAGCACGGCGCCGGAACCTGACCGGCGCCCACGGGTCGGCCGGCGCGGGCCGACCGCCGGCCGGCCCGGCAAAAGACAGGGGGGAGCTCGGCCGGCCCGGCGCTCCGGGCGCCCGGGCCGAGCTCCCCGGGGCAGCGGGTCACCCGAGCTCTGTCGGGCAGGACGGGAGCTCGGCCGCAACGAGCGGGACCATACCCGCTCGGCGGCGAGCGCGAACCTAGGCGAGTAGACTCGGCCTGGCCGGCGGTCGCCGCCTTCCGTCGCGGGTAGTCCCCGACCGCCGGCCCCCGGGAAGCTCGCAAACTGCGCCGTCCGATCGGATGTGATATAGGTTTGCGCGGCAATACGGGCAGAGCGCGGCTCGGGTCGTCGACCGGCAGAAGGGTCACACGGTGGCGCTGCGCTTGCGAGCTCGTCGGAACCCGCTCTCCCGTCCGAGAGCGTCGAGCTCGTTGGCGCCGATCACGTGGCCGAGTGACACGCCGGTCACGATTTCGCGTGAGTCGGCGCTCGGCCTGTCGGTGGTCAAGAACGCGCGCGACCTGATCGTCGGGATTGCGTCGCAGTTGTCGGTCGACCGGCTGCGCGGCGACGAGGTGCTCGACCCGGGCACGATCTTGACGCAGCCGGATCTTGACGAGACCTGGCCGACGACGATCGGGAAAACGGTTGACGACCTGTTTTTCTACGGGTCGGGCTACTGGCTGGTGGTCGAGCGCGACTCGACCGGCTATCCGACGCGAGCTCGCGCGTTGCCGTGGGCGAGTGTCGGCGTGACGGTCGATCAGGACTGGTCGCGGCTGCGGCGCATCCGCGCGTATCAGGTCGGCGGAACGGAGCTCACGCCGCTTGACATCGTGCGGTTTACCGTGTCCGGGCTCGGCCTGCTGCGCGACGCGGCGCCGATCCTGCTCGACGCGCTGGCGCTTACGGCGTCGGCGGCGAAGTTCACGACGATCCCGCTGCCGGCCGGCGTGCTCACGAATACGGGACAGGAAATCGGCGAGCGCGACGCGCAGGCCGTCGTCGACGCGTTCGACGCTGCCCGCGAGAAGGGTCAGACCGCGTTTTTGCAGTCGATGACGTATGAGCGGACGGCGTTCAACGCGGCCGACCTCCAGTTGGTCGACGCGCTCGCCGCGACCGACGCTCGGCTCGCGCGCGCGTGCAACGTGCCCGTGTCGATGGTGTCGGCGTCGCCGACCGGCAACTCGTCGGCGCAGTTGTACGCGAACGTCGTCGCCGGGTTTACGCAGGTCGTGCAGCAAGCGGTCGCGCCGTTTTTGCGGGCGGTCGAGGATGCGCTCGCGGCGCAGGTCACGCCACGCGGGCAGCGGGTCGCATTCGACACGGGCGACTGGCTGCGATTCGCGCAGGTCGCGAGCCCGTCGCCCGGCCTGAACACGCCGACCTCTCCGGGAGGGAGTGAAATCCAATGAGGCTAGAGCTCACGCCGTCGCCGGTCTCGATCGCCGCCGACGCGCCGGCTGCCGGCGAGCCGGCCCGGCGCCGCATCGCCGGCCTGATCGTGCCGTATGAAGTCGAGGCGCGGGTCGGGTTCCAGTTGGTCACGTTCGCGCGGGATTCCGTCCGGGTGGAGGGGAGCTCGCCGCTCCTGTTCGGGCACGACCCGAACCGGCCGGTTGGCGTGCTCGTCGATCACGCGAGCTCGGCGGGCGGATTGCGGGCGACGTATCGGGTCGATGAGACCGGCGACGGCGATATGGCGCTCGTGCAGGCATCGAGCGGCAGCCGGGCCGGCCTGTCGGTCGGCGTCGACCTGGAAACGTTCGAGCTCGACGCTGACAACGAGGACCGTATCCGGGTGACTGCCGCCCGGCTCGCGGAAACGTCACTGGTCGCGCTCGCGGCCTATCCGAATGCCGGCGTCGATTCCGTCGCCGCACAACGACCCCGGGAGGGAGCAACGATGGAAACGACCGCCGAACCCGTCGCCGCGACCGCGAGCGGCGACACGCCGACGCCGGCCGAGCCGACGCAGCCGGCCGTAGCACACGCGGCCGAACCGGCTCGGCCGGCGCTCGTCATCGCCGAGCGTCCGCTGCCCGAGCTCCGGCTGGGCGAGTACGTGCAGACGTTCATCCGCGCCGAGCGGGGCGATGCCGGCGCGCGAGCTCGCATCGAGGCGCAACTCGACCGGGGCGACGTGACCACGAGCCCCGGCGTCGTGCCCGTGACCTACGTGCAGGCCGTGATCGACAGTCTCGGGTTTGCCCGGCCGCTGTACGACGCCATGTCGAAGGCCGACATGCCGGCAGCCGGCATGACGATCCGCCGGCCGGAAGTCACGACCCGGCCGAACGGGGGATGGCTGGCCGATGACACGGCCGGCGCTCCCACGAGCCCGGTCGTGATCGGAAACAACGACGTCAATGTCCGGCAATGGGCATGGGGGGGCGCCGCGTCGGTCGCGCTGGTGGAACGGTCGGCGCCGAGCTACGTGGAGGAAGTGTTCACGCAGGCGATCCGCGATTACTACCGCGACGTTGAGGCGCTGCTCGCAAGCGCATTCCCGACGGCAGCGTCGACGATCACGAGCATCGGCGCGGCCGTCGCCGCGTTCATGGCGGCATACCGCACCTATCCCGACGTGATCGTCGTCGGGGGCGATGCATACGGAAAGATCATCGACGCGACCGGCGTTCTGATGTTCACGAGCGGCAGCGCCGACGCGCGCGGGCAGGCGAGCGTCGCCGGCCTGTCGATCGTCCCGAGCGCCGACCTGACGCCGGCCGACGCGTGGATCACTACCCGCGATTTCCTGGAAACGCGGGAGAGCTCGCCGATCCGGCTGTCGGTCTCGAACGTCGAGAGCCTGTCGCTAGAGCTCGGCGTGACCTCGTTCTACGCACAAACCCAAACCCGGCAGAACATCGGCGGCGTGCTCGGCGCTGTTCGGATCGCCGGCTATACGCCACCGGCTCTCCAGAGCTCTACGGCAGGTCGGAGCAAATAGGCGGGGGAGGGGTAGATCGTGCCCCCCCGGCCGGCGCTCCGACCGGGGGGGCACGACTAAACCGGGAGATGGTATGGCTGGCAACGACTGGATAACCGTTGACGATGTTCGCCCGTACATCGGGCCGATGGTCGACGAGACCCGCCTCGCCGACGCGACCGCCGCGTCGAAAAAGTACGTCGAAGATCGCCGGTCTGACCTCGCGCTCGACGTAGCCGGCACGGTCGCGCCCGGCGACGTTCTGCTCGGCTCGATTCTGTATGCGTCGCTGGTGTATCAGGCGCGCTCGTCGCCGACCGGGTATCCCGCCTATGGCGACGGCGCGATCGACCTGTCCGGCGATCAGTCGATGGCCTATCAACGCGCAATGCGCCTAATCGGGTGGCGCCGGCCGGTCGCGCTATGACGAGCGCCGAGCTCATCGCGACCGCGCTCGACGAGCTCGTCGACCTGATCGCAACGGCCGGCGTCGCCTGCACGCGCGACCCGGGCGCGTTCCAGCCGCCCGGCGCGATCGTGGCAGCGCCGTCGATCGGCGGGTCGGCGACGCTCTCGACGCTCGGCCTGGTCGTGCCGGTCTATGTCGTCACGCACGACCCGGGACAGGACGGGCTCGACTATCTGCTCGCCGCCGTCACCCTGATCTTGCCCGTGCTCGGCGAGAGCTCGGCCGAGCCGACGACCTGGAGCTCGCCGATCAACGAGACCGGCCTGCCGGCGTATCTCGTCACGGTCCGGCTCGCAGTCTCGAACGTGTCGCCAATCGCTCTCGGGAGGGAGAATCATGCCGTTCACTGATACCCGGCTCGGGCCGGGCACGCTCCTGCTCGGCACGACGCCGGGTACCGAATTCGGGTTCCAGGTCTCGAATATCCGGCTGGTGCCGGCCGTCGACTCGACCGATGGCACGCCGACGCTGGCCGTGCCCGACCCGGCGCCCGAATCGACGACGAGCTATTCGCTCGACGGGTCGGCAATCAACGACTTTGCCGAGCCGGGCGGGCTCCAGCGCTACTGCTTCGACAACGACGGCGATACCGTCGATTTCTCGTTCACGAGCTCGACCGTCGACGGCACGACCCTGGCCGGGCAGGTGCAGATTCACGCGTTCGAGATGGGCGGCGACGTGGGCGGGCAACTCGTGACCGATTTCTCGTGGCCGGTCGTCGGCAAGCCGACGTTTACCGACCTGCCGCTCGCCGCCGGGGCGAGCAAGAGCAAGGCGGCGAGCTCGTGATTCGGCTCGTCGGCGTGGTCACGTTCGCCGATGGGACGGTCGAGCCGGTCGAGGCGACGCAAGCCGATTTCGCCGCGTTCGAGCTGTGGGCGATCCGGCACGGCCTGCCGAGCTCCGGCCCGAACCTGCCGCCGATCACGCTGTCGCGGTATCTCGCCTATGCGAGCCTGCAACGCGGCGAGCACGAGAGCCGGCAGGATTGGGAGCCGTTCGACGTGTGGGACGGCCGCGTCGCGAACGTCGACCTGGAATCCCCGGACGAGGCGCCGAGCGTGGACCCTACCCGGACGGGTCAGTCGGCCGGCTCGTCGCAGCGCTCGCGCTCGCAACCGGAATCGCCCCCGGAACCCTGATGTTCGAGGACCCGGAAATGCTGGCGACTCTGACCGAGCTCGTCGCCGAGCGGAATCGGCGGCGATAGATGGCGGCGAGCTCGGCGCCGCGATTCAAGGTCGACACGCGCGACCTGGCGCGCCTGTCGAAACGCGTCGACGCGCTCCAAAAAACGCTGGCCGACGAGCGAAACGCCGACATGAAAACGGCGAACGGGCAGACCGCGATCGAGCTCGTGAAACAACTGCGCTCGGCGGCGAGCGCGTCGCCGACCCCGCAAGCACGGCTGGTCGCCGAGACCGTCGCGCCGGCCCGCACCGGCGTCCGGCTGGGCGGCAGGAAACGCGTCGGGTCGCGCCGCACGCCGGCCGGCGCGCTCTTGTGGGGGTCAGAGCACGGGTCGGCGACCGGCAAATTCGTCGCCGGGCCGGGCGGCAACTACTGGATACAGCCGGCCGTGACGGCGACGGCCGAGCTCGCCGCCGCTCGCGGCGGCGCATACGAAAACGCGTGCAACGCGCTCTTGCGGAAGGCGGGGTTTCTGTGAGCACGACGACGAGTGACCCGGTGCTATTCGAGATGACGGCCGACGAGCGCGTCGAACGCGTCCGGCTGCGGCTCGAAAAGGCGGTCGAGAAGGCCGACGAGCGCGTCGAAAAGGCGCAGGAGAAGGCCGACACGGCTCGGCGCGAGCTCGCCGAGCTCGACGAGGCGATCGACGCGGTGAGGCGCGAGCGGTGAGCGGCGTTTCCAGCGTGATGATTCGGATCGGCGCCGAGACTGCGGCAGCCGTCCGAGAGATTGGGAAAGTCGACTCGTCGCTCTCGAAAACGGCGACGACCGGCGAGAAGGCGCAGGCGCTGATCGGCCGGGCGGCGATTCCGGCTGCCGCCGCGTTGACGGCGCTCGCCGCTGCCGGCGTCGCGTCGGCGAAGGCGGCAGCCGAAGATCAGGCGAGCCGCGAGCAATTGGACGGGCAGATACGCAGGTCGACCGGCGCCACACAAGCGGCGGTGAAGGCGAACGAGGATTTCATCGACTCCATGTCGCGGCAGGTCGCGATCGCCGATGACGAGCTCCGCCCGGCGATGGCGCAACTCGTCCGCGCGACCGGCGATGTAAAGAAGTCGCAGGATCTGCTCAGGCTCTCGGCCGACCTGGCAGCCGCGACCGGCAAGAGCCTGGCGACCACGAGCGCGGCCGTCGCAAAGGGCTATGCCGGGCAGATGACGAGCCTAAAAAAGCTGGTGCCGAGCCTGTCGGACGCTGCCATCAAATCGAAGGATTGGGCGACGGTGCAGGCCGAGCTCAACGCGCAGGTCGCCGGGGCGGCGAAAGGGCAGGCCCAAACGGCAGCCGGCCAGTACAAGGCGCTGCAAATTTCGATCAACGAGCTCCAGGAGTCGATCGGCGCGGCGCTCCTGCCCGCATTGCAAGCCGTGCTCCCGGTCGCGACCCACTTTTTCACGCTCGCGCAGGGGCATACCGGCGTCGTGCTCGCGCTGGCCGGCGCGGTCGCCGGCCTGTCGGCTGCCGTGCTGGTCGCGAACGCGGCGATAAAGGTCTGCTCGACGGTCACGACGATATGGACGAATCGCCAGAAAATCGCGGCCGTGGCGACGCGAGCGCTCTCGGGGGCGCAATGGCTCCTGAACGCGGCATTGGACGCGAACCCGATCGGCGTGGTGGTGATCGCGCTTGCGGCGCTCGCCGCCGGGCTGGTGATCGCGTATCGACACTCGGCGACGTTTCGCGGCATCGTGCAGGCAGCGTTCGGGGCGGCGCAGTCGGCAGCCGGCGCGCTGGAACGGGCAGCCGGGTCGCTGGTGCGGAAATTCGCGGTGGTCGTGGCGGCAGCCGGCAGCGTGAAACGAGCCGTGTCGGCCGCGTTCGACGCGATCGCGGCAGCCGTCGACCGGGTGATAAGCGCGATCGAGCGGCTGCTCGACAAGATCCCGGATATCCACCTGCCGAGCCTGCCCGGCCTGAACATGGCCGGCCCGACGGCAGCGCTCGCCGCCGTGCCGCTCGGCTCGAGCTCGAGCGCGGGCACGACGATCAATGTGACCGTGGCCGGGGCGATCGACCCGGAATCAACGGCGCTGGCGATCCGCCGCGTTTTGGAGCGGTATGACCGGCGCCGTGGCCGGCGCCCGCTCGGCGGGGGCAACGCGTGAGCGTCGCCGTGACCGTCCGTATCGGCACGACGCCGGGGGGAGCTCCCCTGCCGGCCGGGCAGGTCGTGGCCGACGTAGTTGTCCGGTCGGGTCGAGCTCGCGCCGATGACGGGCTGGAGGCAGCGTCGGCGACGGTCGAGCTCGTCGACGACGACCCGGCAGCGACGTTTCATTTCGCGATCGCCGACCCGGTGGAGATAAAGGCGAACGGCGGCAGCCGTTTCAACGGTCGGGTGGCCGAGATGACGCTCGACTCGGCGCAGTCGCCGGCGCATATGACCGTGGTGGCGATCGGGAACATCGCCTATCTGGATCGGGTGTCGATTCCGCTGCCGATTCCGGCCGAGACCGCCGACCTGCGAGCCGGGCGCGTGCTCGCCGCTGCCGGCCTGGCCTATACCCTCGCCGGGGGGGCGAGCTACCGGCTGGCGGCATACGGCGCAGACGGCGACCCCCCGGCCGGCGCCGACGAAGTGCTCGGCCAGGTCATGACCGATACGGGCGCCGTCGTGCAAGACCTGGGCACGGGTGGCGTGCTGGTGCAGTTTCCCGATGGGCGCACCGGGTCCGAGCGGTGGACACCCGACCCGGCAAAAACGCATGTCGCGCTGCAATGGGAGCAAACCGACGACCTGGTAAACGACATTACGGTCACGTTTCCGGGCGGGTCGAGCTCGGCGTCGAGCTCGGCGTCGATCGACAAGTACGGCCGGCACGCGACCGTCTTGCAAACACAACTGGCCGATTCGGCGGTCGCGTATCGCCGCGCGAGCTCGATCGCGAGCCGGCTCGGCTATCCCGCCTGGGCGCTCGGGTCGGCGGAAACATGGGATGACACGTTTTTCGCGCACGGCGTCGGCGCGATCGTCACGCTCGGCCCGCTGCCCGAATCCTCACCCGTCGCCGGCCCGTCATGGGACGGCGTGCTAGAGGGCTGGACGGAAACCTATGCGCCCGGCGTCGACGACCCGACCGTGATCGTGGGGACGTATGACCTGGCGATCGGCGACCTGCGCCACTCCACGCAAACGGTCGTGTGGCTGGCCGTGCAGCCGACGACGCTGCAATGGCACGGCGTCGACCCGGCGACCTCGTGGTTCGAGGCCGTGACCAACGACGACCTAAACCCGTAGGGAGGCGAGCATGGGACAGACGGTCAATCTGCAACTGCCGTGGCCGGAAGATACCGACCCGGTGATGGCTGGAGCGCAGGCGATCCGAGCGCTCGCCGAAGGCATCGACAACGCGCCGCAGTACCTCGCCGAGCGCTACACAACGGCCGTCATCGGGGGTGGCGGCGCCGACGTAATCATCGGGTCGGCCGGCGTGCTCGCGTGGGAGCTCGTCAAGGCGAATTTCACGGTCACGCCGAGCTCTGGCCCGTTCACCATCCCCCGGGCCGGCGTCTGGCACGTGTACGGGATTGCGACCTGGAATAACACCAATTGGACGACGGCCGGCACGTGGTCGGCCGGCGTCAAGAGCTCGGGCGGGAAGGAGCTCGTCAACTTTCGGTATGAGAATGCCGGCGGCACGCAGCGGCGCACGTTCCCGTTTGCCGGCGACCTCGTGCTCGTGGCCGGCGAAACGCTGGCGATGTTCGTCGCCAACAACTCGGGCGCGAACGGGAACATCGCCGGCTGTACCGTCAACGGCGACCGCTGGACAACTCGTTTCGGGGCGCGATGGCTGCGCTACTGACACGACTCGCGATCAGGCTCGCCGCCCGGGCTGGCGGCGAGTTTCACTACCGCCCCCGGCGCGAGCCGGATCAGGAGCCGGCGAGCACGCTCACGCTCGACGGTCGGCCGTGCCGGGGCGGGCCGATCGGGCTGGAGCTCACACCCGACGAGCTCGAACGATTAGAACGCGTGCCGGCGCCCGGCGAGCTCGGGAGCGCCGACGAATGACCCTCAAGCGCGCGTGGATACCGTCGCCGAACTACTCCAGCCGGGGCGGGTCGGGTGTCCGGCTCGTGGTCGTGCATACGGCCGAAGGCGCTCGCACGTATCAGGAGCTCGGCAACTATTTCGCATCGTCGAGCTCGGGGGTGAGCTCGCATACCGGCATCGACGACACGCCGGGCAAGATCGGCGAATACGTCAAGCGCCCAAATAAGGCCTGGACGGCTGCCAACGCGAACCCGGTCGCCGTGCAGACCGAGCTCTGCGCGTTCGCCGCCTGGAGCCCGGCCGAATGGGACCGCCACCCGACGATGCTGGAAAACGTCGCCGCCTGGATCGGCGAAGAGTGCCGCTATTACGGCCTGCCGATCGTGAAGCTGAACGCGTCGCAGGCGCAAGGGTCGGGCCGTGGCGTGTGCGGTCATGTCGACCTCGGGTCGTGGGGTGGCGGGCATTGGGACCCGGGCCCGGATTTCCCGTGGAGTCGGGTGATCGAGCTCGCGAAACACGGCGGGTCATACGGCCCGGAACCCGAGCCGCCGCCGCCGCCGCCGCTGCTCGGCCGGTCAATCGTCGTCGGCCTGCTCGGCCGGGGGGAGGATGAGATGCCCGAATACCTGATCGACTGTCGCAGCGGCGACGGGCAGGGAAAGAAATATGCCGCCTACTCGTCGGGCGCCGTGCGCTGGCTCGGCTGGCAGGAGTACGCCTACCTGAAAGACGACTGCGGCGTGTATGTCGTCATCCTGGAGGATGCCGGCGCCGGCAATCGCCTGCCGAACTATGACGGCGCATTGCGCGGGCTGGTGAAAGAGCGGGAATGACCGAGCTCGCCGTCGTCACGCTCACGATCGCGGCCGTCATCGGCGCGCTCGGCGGCGCCATCGTGACCGTGGCCGTCGAGAAAACCCGCGAGCGCCGTCGAGACCGCGACAGGCTCCCGTGAGCTCGACCGGCCCGGATACCCGAATGGGATATGACCTGGACGCCGGCTCCAGGGCCTTAGAACGCGATACAGAGCGCCGGCTCCGGGCCGAACATGCCCGGAGCCGGCAGATTGTCCGTCCGAGCGCCCTGACACGCTCCAGACGCCGAGACCCGGCAGGCTGGCCGGGTCTCGATGGCAATCACTTCCGACGTTAGGGGACGAAATGACCGCCAGCCGGAAAGATACCCGAGTGCGCCGGACGGCACGCAAGGCGCCGACGTTTCGAGCTCGATGGGAGGGGATGGCACGCGGGGTCGGGCTGCCGCCCGGGCAACTCGCCGTGCTGCGCGAGCTCGCCTATCGGCAGGGTCCCGAGCTCGTGTGGGATCGGCCGGTCAATCAGGCGACGGCCGCGCGTTCGGTCGGCGCGAGCACGCGCACGGCGAAACGGGCGATGCGGGCGGCGCGAGCTCGCGGGCTCCTGACCTATCGCGTTGTGCGGTATGTCGACCGTGACGCCGGGGGATGGCGCTCCCGGATCGTCGACCTGCGATTCTGGACGGCCGCTCGCGGGCGCTCGCGCCGCTCCTGGAGCGATAGGGGACACCGTGTCCCCTATAGGGAAAGGTTCCAAACCTTTCCCCTACATAGGCAGACGGTCGGCGCGACAAAACGCGCTCGACCGCCGACCTGCCGGACGTGCCAGGGCGATACCTGGATCTATGTCGACGACGAGCTCGCGCCATGTCCCGGGTGCCGGCAGACGTGATTCGAGCGTATGCGGACGAGCTCGGCCGGCGCGTGCCTGATCGGTCGACCTGGCGGGCGCCGCCGTGGGCAGCGCTCCGGAGGCCGTCGATCGTGCCGGCGCCGCCGACCGACGACGAGCTCCGGCAAATGCAGCGTGCCGTCGCAGCGTTCGCCGCTCGTCATGGCGATCGAGCGTGTGAAGCGCCGGCCGGCGGCGACCCGGAAACCCGGGCAGGTAAGGGAAGGTCGGGGGCGCCGTGAGCTCGTGCTCGTGGTGTCCGCTGCCGGCGACGCATGACGCGCGGGTCGGGGCGCTGTGGCTGCCGGCGTGCTGGCGGCACGCGATGAGCTACGGCACACTGATACGGGCGCGCGCTCGACGCGCGGGAGGGGAGCGGCATGACCGACGACAGGCATAGGGTGCGGCTGGTGTGCGTCGGGTGTGCGATCGAGACCGGCGCTGTCGACACGCTCGACGAGCTCGCCGACCTGGAGCCGACCTGGATGGTGGCGCTCGCGCATCGAGCGCGGCCGGCCGACGTGGTGCTCGACGTGGTGATCGCGGCGCCGTGGGAGCGGCGAACGCTCGCCGACGCCGTGCGCGTGCCGTGCGACGAATGCGGCGGGGCGGTCGCGATCGGCCGCGAGACCGTCGCGCTCTTGCGCGAGCTCGGCCGGGTGGTCGTGGCAGCGTGAGCTCGCCGAGCCGAAACGCGAGCGGCATCGGCGCGCTGCCACTGGCCGACCGGGCACGGTGGGCGGCATACCGTCGCCGCGTGCTGCCGCTCCTAT